GCGGACAATGGATACTTTACCGAAAACATATGAACCAAGGATACACAAAATCGCACACAAGTGAGATTCCGAAAGCCGATGGCGGCACTAAAGTTGTAATGAATACCAAATGGACACAGAAAGGGCGAGTGTTTATTTACAACTTATTAATCGCAGAGGGCTATTACCCTCAAATGGATTTAGAGGAAATTTGTTAGAAAGGAGTTTTAGTATGACTGACATTGCAGAAATCACTCAACGAGATAGAGAAAAAATCAAAGAATATGTCGAAAGTTCGAAGTTCTTAACTTACACCATGCTTGCTGAAAGATTTGGAATTAGTAAAAGCTATTTATCTTTAATTTTAAACGGTAAAAAGACTTCTGCAGAAGCAAACAGAATTATAGATTCGATTATCACTATGTACGAATTGTAGAGGAGGAAAACGAAATGAAAAAACCAACGCTTTCGGAGTTGATAGAAGCTACTGAGAAGGCAGCAAACCCAGACGATTGGTATCGTCAAAGTTTGATCTTGGAGAAGTTCCACGGCATGTCAAAAACTACTTTAGTTGAATACTGCAAGGAAATGGAAACAATTCCTGAATTTTCAGAAGGAATTGTTCGTCCAGGACATTCAACCACATTTATTCATTACCATACTTTTATTTGGTTTTTAAAATGGAAAGACGCAAATAAATATCGTGTAAAAATATTGTCTCCTTCAGATGTTTTGAAGGAAGCAAGTTGATTATTTTCAGAGTAAAAAGTAACAAAAATATTAGGAGGAAAATTTGATGAAGATTACAGTACCAGATGAATTGATAGCAGATGAGTTGACAGAACAAATAGTAAGAAAGGTTTTAGATGCACTTGATGAACGACTGAAGGTAATGAACAAGTCAGTGGAGCTTCCTCCGTATCCAAACAAATCAGAGGTGAAAAAAATTTTAGGCATTGGTGATGACAAATTAACACATTGGATAAACCTAGGTTTAAAAACACAGCAGTGGAGCAAGTTAGACATCAGAATTGAACGATCGGAGCTCCAAAGATTTTTGAAAGAAAACTTTGAGTTCTAAAGGCAAAGGAGAATGATTTTATGTCCTACACATTGCAACAAGAACATCAAATTCTCGGTTTGATTAAACAACGCAGGAAACAATTACAAGATGACCGTGCAGCGCTTAGAAAAGCCGATGAGCTATCAGATAGACAAGCTGAACTAATTGCTTCTGAACTTGAGGATTTGAGAATGCTAGAAATAAAAAATAGGGAGATTAGATTATGAAGAAGACAGACACACTTTTTATAGGATTCATTTTGGGGTTATTAGTGATTGTAGCGCACCAAAGTATTATCGGGGGAAGTTTGTTTGCAGCATTGATGGTTTTAATCAATCTGCTTGATTCAAAAGAAAGGAGCAACTATGGCACGAGAAGAAGCGCTAAAAATCGGTAAAGTGATTGCTGATAATTGGTGGGCAAATAGCCGTCCTATTATTTTAAGCAAGCAACATATTGATAAGCAAAAAGCATGGCAACAAATAAAAAGCGACTCCGCCGGCAAGCATTGAGTCGCAAACAAAATACATCTAAGGAGATGTTACCACATGGAAAATGAATTTTCCACTCTAGATCAATATTTGACTGATCCTAGTTGGGGCAAATCGAATGTCGAGGAAACAAATAATCGAAAAATCAGACGAAATATTTTGACGAATGAAGAACTAGCATGTGATCAAGACGATTTGGGAAACTTTGTGAGTATTTGGGATCATGTTTACCTTATCCATCTATCGAAACATTCGAATAAACCTGAATATATTTACGTCATCGAAGATGGCTTGATTGATGCGTTAGAAGAGTACGACAGAGATAACTTGATTGATATCTCTTATTACGGACCAGGTAAGAAATACATTGCTGAAATGGAGGCAGAATTTGATGAGTGAAAAGGAACAACCTTTGAAAAATAGAAGTGATAATACGCTTTTTAATACCTTATACAAAATAAATGTGAAAGATGTTACTGAAAAACGAAATAACCTCACTTATCTTTCGTGGGCATGGGCTTGGGCAGAAGTTAGCAAAGTGTGTGAGGCAGTAGATTATGAAATCTATCATGATCCAGAAACATATCTGCCGTATGTCTTTGATAAGAAAACAGGGTACATGGTTTTTACCAGTATCACAGTCAACGGAGTAAAGCGTGACATGTGGTTACCAGTCATGGATGGTGCAAACAAGGCAATGAAAGATGAGCCATATACCTACGAAGTCAATGATTATCAGTGGAATAACGAAACGAAGAAAAAAGAGATTGTTGGAAAAATCGAAAAGCGAGTTGAAGCAGCAACTATGTTTGATATCAATAAAACAATCATGCGCTGTCTTGTAAAAAATCTAGCAATGTTTGGGCTAGGGCTATATATATTTGCTGGCGAAGATATGCCAGAAGATGTCTCGATGCTTGAACCAGCTACTCAAAGAAGCAAAAAGCTATTCTTGGATGCTTTACAACTGGTTGCTAACAAGTACGAAAAATCAATTGATGAAGCAATTGTTGCATTGACTGATGCGGCTTCTATAACCGCTGATGACAGTAAATGGACCAAGAGAGACTTGGGCATTCTAAAACGAGGCGTTAACTGGATTGAAGATCAGTACAGAGAAGAAACAAAAGAGAAGTGATATGAGTGTTTAAACCATTAATCGATTCATATTCAGCGGTTCTGAAAAAGTTCAAAGGAAAAGATATAGGTGCAACGATCAATGAGGAAGTGAACATTGATCGACTAAAGACGATGTATGACGGCTACGATGGTGATCGAGTTATTGAAATTCGTTTTATTGATCCTAGACGTTTCACTGTACAGCAACGAAACTTCATCTATGCACTCATAGGCGATATTTTCATCGATACAGGCATGCCAACGGACTTCTGGAAGGAATTCTTCTACTTTCGTTTTGAAGGTGTCACAGGGCGCAAAATAAGCCTGAAAGACGAATCGAATACAACTGTGAGTGATGCCAATGTCTTAGCAAATATTATCTTAGATTTTATCTTTGAACATCATATTCCTTTCAAAGAAGGCTATGAGATTTTACCAGCGAATCAAGAATATTACTTCTACAAATGCATTACAAAAAGAGTCTGCTGTATCTGTGGCAAAACAGGAGCTGATATCGATCACTTTGACAAAGCGCTAGGAAGACGAAAGCGCAAAGAAGTTGATCATTCAGAGTACACATTTGCAGCACTCTGCAGAATCCATCACACAGAGAAACACAAAATAGGTGTGACCAATTTCAAAAATAAGTATCAAATCAAAGGAATTAAGTTAAATCAGGAGACAATCAAGAAATTAAGAATCGGAGGATAAAAAGTGGATCACAGAAGTTATTACGCCATCATACCTGCAAATGTTAGATATGACGATTCTTTGATACCTAGTGCAAAACTTCTTTATGGAGAAATCACAGCTTTATGTAATGAGAAAGGGTATTGCTGGGCTAGCAATGAGTACTTTGCCAATCAGTACGGCGTAGGGAAATCAACGATTCAAAATTGGCTGAAATCTCTTGAAGAAAAAGGCTATATCTATCGAGAAGTGAAGTACAAAGAGGGTAGTAGAGAAATCGAGGCTAGGTATATCAGAATTTTGGGTGGGGGTCACCCAGAAAAATGGGTGGGGGTCACCCAGAAATCTATCAAGATAATAATACATCTATTAATAATACATTTAATAATACAAAAGAATATATAAGAGAGTTACCGCCTTCGAAAAAATCGAAGGCTAAGCCTATCCGTCATAAATACGGAGAGTATAAAAATGTGCTTTTGTCAGAAGACCAAATGGAGAAACTCAAAACAGAATTCCCTAATGACTACCAAGAGCGAATAGAACGGCTATCTGAGTATTGTGAATCATCAGGTAAGACTTATAAAAACTATTTGGCAACTATTCGAAGCTGGGCAAGAAAAGAAAAAAATGAACCTAAGAACGCAAGTGGTGGATACAAGCGCACAGGAAGACGAGAGAAGCTTCCTGAATGGGCAATCGACCAAGAAGCCTATCTTAAGAAAAAAGCGCTAGAACGAGCTAATAGACAATCAAAAGCACCATTCTAAGAGGTGGAAAATTGAAGATCGATTATCTAGAACTAATTAATGAAATAGCAAAGTATAAAACTGGTGAGGAAATAGAAATTCTGAGAGACGTATATGATCAACTCGAAGAAGCTGGAATTGAAGGAATTAAGAATGATCGTTCGAGTTGGAGTAAGCTCAGATACTATTTCGCACTTTATATCGATGGAACACAATTAAGAAATTTAGCATATACCAAATTACTATTTGTTGATTGCGTTAAAGGATTGCAAAAACATCTTAGTGAACTTGAGCAGGTGTAATCAGATGGATCTAAAAACATTTACAGCACAGATCGAACTAATGCATCAAGAAGCTTTAAGACAAAGCGCCTCGTACGAAGACAAGTGGCTCAACACGTTCCATGGTGGACGTGAGAGCGCACTTGATCAAGTACTCAAATTATTGAAAGGGGAACGTCGGGATGGATAAGAAAGCGGCAATGCAGCGAATTATCGAATTGACTTATTCAGAAGATTGGCAAAATGACAAAGAAGCTGCTTCGGAAGTGATGAGACTTGGAAGAGAGATGTGGGCAGACAAGAGCAACAAGCCAAGACCGCGAAAAATCGCAATCTGGCATGGCGACAAAATTCTAGTCACAGGAACTGCCCAGCAGTTAGCAAGTCTCACAGGCTTGCACGAGAAAATCGTGAGAAAAAGAGCTAGGTGTGGATACACAGACGTTAAGAAGAGAACGTTTAGATACGTGGAGGGATCGTCATGACAACAGAAGAAGTGATTCAAATGCGAATTCGAAGCATTCAACGTGAGATTGACGATCTGGAACGGACAAAGGCAGTGATGGTCAATGAAACGGCTAGAAAGGCAATCGATTTGCACATAGAGAATTTAAGAAGGGAAATTCGTAGATTGGAGGAATGAGCGTGGATAAGAAAGCGACAATGAAACGAATCATTGAACTGACACATTCTGAGAATTGGCAAGAAGACAAAGAAATAGTTGCAGAAGTCCAAAAGCTCGGTAAATCAATGTGGACTGAAAAAACCAAACGGAAAACGCCGAGAAAAATTGCAATCTGGCATGGTGATCGAATTCTAGTAACAGGTACTGCTGAACAGTTATCTGAAATTACTGGATTAAGCAAAAACATTATTTGGGATAGAGCTAGGAGCTTATGGATTGATTCAAAAGGACGACAGTTTAGGTATGTGGAGGAGAAAAAATGCTAGACATGAGAATCGAAGATTATCGAATTACCAGTGATTCTAGAAATATTGTCTTATCGAAGGTAAGACGAGATGAGGAAGGAAACATTCGCTACACCGAAGCAAAAGAAGAATCACGAGCAGATATTGGATACTTCCAAACTGTCTCATCGTGTTTAAAGGCGATACAACGCGATTACGTGTTAAGTGAAGAAAGAACGATAAAAAGTATTATCGAGTACAAAAAAGCGTTAGAAAACATCACTAGACAGTTTGAACAGGCATGTGAGATTGAGGAGGAGAAGTAATGGACGAAGAAATGTTAAAAGAAGAGATAAAGAACACTTTGTCAATTTAGCAAATATTAATTATTGTCCGATGTGCGGGAAAAAATTAGAACAAGAGGAATAGAAATGAAAACATACACAATCAAGTTTTATGGAAATAAAACCTTTGTATACATCCTAAGCGGTCTCAGACTTGATTTTAGAGGCTATTCAAAAGAAGACCTTTTAGAATCCTTATATGGTTACGGATATTTAAATGAAGATGAACTAATAAGCTTAGAGAAATTTACAAATGCTTGGACGATTGAGGAGGAAGCGGAATGAGGAAAGCCATAAAAGAAAATTTTAAGTATATCTATCTAATGATGTCCTTAATCATGGTCATTATATTTGGGCTCAATAATGAGTTTGTTAAAGCAGCAGTTACAGGGATTTTCGCATTTGAATACATCAAAATAATGATGTTATCTGAGCTATCAGAATATTTGAAAACATCAGTAATAATTTTGTATAAGGGCAACGAAAGCGAGGTCTCAGAATGAACAACAGACATCGCAGAATAACAAAACTAAGAAAACAGGAACTGAATGTACTAAAGACAAAGTTTGAAAAAGAATATGGAATTTCAGCAGAAGAAACATATAAAGTGGCAAGCCAGTGTGTTGCTGATGCAAGTGATGCTATTCGTAAGTTTGGAATTTCGATATTAAGTGATGATCGTAAATGGGAGGAAAAAGAATGAAACTAAAAGACGGATTTTACGCTAGTAGTCATGGTATCGGCGGTTTAATGCTAGATATGCCGACAAAGAACCCTAAAACACGTAAGAAACCAAAATTCAAAGTCGGTGACATGGTTCGCTGCGAAGCAGAAGGTTTCATCTATCCATTTCGTGGATATGTAGAACACGTCTATAATCACTCAGCAATCATTCGTATTGAAAACACGATGGAATGTGATAAATGGACAGCGAAAAGCAAAGAGAATTTAGCTGTAGCTCGATTGGTGGATATGGAGGTTATAAACAATGAATTTTAAAATTTTTGAAGAGGACTCCCGCTATGATTTAGAAAAAGAATTAAACGATTTTGCGAAAAACAATGAAATTAAGCATATATCTTTAACAGCTTTTATGGCCGGTTATTCAACTTACTATGCAGCTGTTGTGAGCTATGTAAACCTATAAGGATAATGCAACAAATAAAAAGCCGGATCGCTCCGACTAACATAATAAAACAGACAAGTTTATTATATCACATAAAGGAGCGGTTTGACTTGATGCAATTGTTACGAGAGGTAGATTTCAAACAGACAAGATGTAATGCGAGAGATGTGCTGAAGAACTTTCGGCGTTTGGAGCGGATGGCAGGTCGCTCTTTGATAGATATTAAGTCGCCGATTATTACGGATATGCCGAAGGCACCGAAGCACGGCAATAAGGCAGAAGACGCGATCATTCAGATGATGGATATAGAAGCGGAGAGAGACGCGATTTTAGCAGCCTTGATGGCTCTTAGTCTGATTAGTCGTCAGATACTCTACTACAGTTTCTGTGACGTAAACAAGCACTCTAATTATGAAATAGGGCAATTGATACGAGGATACGGAGAGAAGAATGTAGAGAAGTTGAAATCCATCGCGTTGATCGAATTTGCAGAAGCATATAAAAAAGGCGTATTAGTTAAGTATCGTTGATTTGTAGGGTTTTTGTAGGGATAGTGTAGGGTTTTTGAGCGGTTTAACGTGATATTATGATAGTGTCGAAAGATTAGGAAACAGGACTTCGACAAAATAAAATGTAAGGGAGGAAATCTCCCTCATCGTTGTAATTAAGCTTTGTTAGACAGCAACAAATAAACTAGGATGTGGGATTCAGCTCCTACAGATAGTTTTTGTGTTGCTGTCTATTATTTGTTATTGACGGGAACGTACGTTTGTGATATCTTATTTCCATAATCCTTATGATTATATCTGCTAGAAAAGAAGTTTTAGAAAGCGATTGTTTTCTTGACTTCTTTTTGATTTAATTAATATAGCAGATAATAATTTGATAAGGAGTTTAAACGAAATGGTGAAACTTACGACTAAAACTTATGAATTTTTTTATGTACAAACATTTTAAAAATGGTGAAAATGTAACAGATTACAATACTCTAAACAAGAAAATTGAAGAAGCATATATTTGCTTAAAGGGTGACGGACAATCAGATGTAAATTTTATCAAATGTAATAGTTCTTTATACGTTGGGTTTAGTTATATAAAAAAATAGAGTGTGAAACTGGAGAGGTTTGGATTTTTTGTCTATCTAAAGTAGATACTCAAAAATTAGCGATTGTAAATAATATTTCTCAACCTGTACAAGATGGTAGAAGTGTTTACGCGGAATCAAATGAGGAAGGTCCAACAACGGAGACAGTCATTTTGTTTAATCCAAATAACGGAGTAGTAATTGTACCAAGAAATCGTGGTGGTGTAAGCAAAAATTTATTAATAAAATTTTTCTATAAGCTTACCAAAAAAAAGAGGTGGAGATTTATCCGTCATTGTTAATAATACTGATTTGAAAAATATTAGTAAGATAGATTCTATACATGAAATAGATGTTTCTATACATAGAATCACTGATACTAAAAACTTGACTAATGCTAAAAACAGCGTTAAAAAAGATAAAAAAGTATCGAAAGATTAGAAGCGCAAAAAGAGAAAATAGTATACACAGGTAATTTAAATATCATAACGTGGTTAAAATCTGTAAAGAACT